CCCACCATAAACCACCACCATCAAAAGCGCTACCATTTTTACAAATTTGTTTTCCATCTAATTGCAGTAAGGTGGCGGCTGTAGCGGTAATCTCTACAGGCGTTGCGTACGTTCTATCACAAAAATTTAATTCGTTGTTTTTACCAGATGAGGTAATGTAAAATTTATTACTACCACAAATAGAGGCGGTAGCAGGTTGTATTATATCTGATTTAGAACAATCTATAGTAGTACCAGCATTTACATACCCGCTCGGTATTTCAACTTGGAAAACTATAGTCCTAGCCGTATTAGTATTTACTGGGCCGAAAGGGCTTGAGGGTTGCGTAAAACTTTTTATAGTACCATTAGCTGCGCTGCCTACATTTACTGCACCATTTTTGCTAATTGATTGGCCTGTGAGGCCTGCAATAGCACAGGTAAAAGTAGGGTTAGGCGCAGCTGTAGCGGGCTGTGTAAATGTAGCATTACAGCAAACTGTAGCCCCTGCATTATCATAACCTACAGGCACAGTTAAATCAAAGTACAGCGTAACATCTCTAGGCGAGCCAGTGCCGTTAGGGTCGGCACTATAAGCCGAGCCAGAGCAGCTAACGCTTTTTACAGCTGTTATAACTGCCGCCGCCTGTGGGTTTGTTAGTGTGCCATCCGCTGCAATAGAGCCGCCTTGTAAAGCTGGGTTGACTGGAGATGTACAGCTCCATGTTTGGCCTGTAGCGTTTATGGTTATTGTAATAGCTTGTATAGCCTCGCAGGTTGTAGGGTAGCTATTATCTCTACCTATTGCATAAACTATAGCACTGCCCCCCTGGTTATTTGTAGTAAGCGTTAAAATGCTGCCACTTAAAGCGGTTGTTATTAATAGTGGGTTATTATTACTCGCATCATAACTAGTCTCATTAGTAAAAAACCCGCTTAAATCTATATCTACCGTAGCCCCACCACTATCTAAAGTCTGCGCTGGTATTGTGCCAGAGGTAGTAGGCCCGCCAGAGCAAACAGAGGGCTGCACTACTGAGCTAGTATTTCCTGGCTGTGTAGCTGTTTGTGTACAGGTTTTAAACAAGTCAGCCGAGTTACTAAAATTAGCTGGTATTGTAAGGGTAAACACTACCGTTCTAACAGTATCAGTACTTACCGCTGCAAATTTACCGTTCGCAAAATCGCCCGCAGAGCTTGTATAGGAGTGTACCGTTCCAAAATCTGGGTTAGGCATCGTTAAAATACCTTGGTTATCTACCAAAAAGTTACCTACGTTTGGAGCGTTTGGAAATGCAGCTGAGCAATCATAAAGCGGCAAAGGGATTACTGGCTCTGTTAAGTTTAAATAAAACGGGCTTCTTACGTTAATTTTTGTACTCATGTTTTAACTGTTTTTTGTACCATGCTTACTACATCCTTAGCAAAAGAGCTAGCAATTTGTTTAGGTAATTTCTTGTACTCTATTCTAAAAGGTGTAGTAAAAAATAGGCTGGGTTTTAGGCCACTAAAATAAATGCTGCGGGATATTAAAAAAACTAGGCTTTTGCGTTTAGTAAATTGGCCTAGCTTATTGCGTGTGCCTTTTAATCCTTTATTTACTACCCACCTATCTATCGCTTTATAAAGTTCCCCTTTGCTGCCTTTTTTAGGCATTCTATTACTGCGGCCAAATTTATAAGGGCTTAAAGGTGCTTGCTGTTTTTTGTGTTTCCTTGCTTTGGGCGGAAGCTTGCTAGGGTCTTTCCCTTGCACACCTAAATCCCTATATAGTCCGTACTCTTCCATTAAAAAAGTTAATGTAATACTGTTTTTGTTTTGCTTTATTTTAGCCTCTAATGAGTCAGCAAGCGGCCCGCTTTTAAGCTTTTTTTTTGAGCGTGCTATAACTGCCATGCCAAAAGTGTTTAATACCTGTCTAAGCTCCTTTAAATCCATTAGCATTTTGTAGAGTTGTTAGGCATAGTAGCTGTAAAACTTACTGTCCAGCCTGCTACATCGTTCTCAAACCTATCAGTAAAAGGCTCACAATTAAAAGGCGTATCTACCTGGTAACTGTTTATGTATGGTGTAGCTCTTAATAGCAAAGCCTGTAGCCTGCCAGCTACTGCTAGCTGTGTGTTAAGTACATCCATCTCATTGTTATTCCCTCGTATATCGCTAGAGCTAGCTTCTTTTGAGAAGTCTAGGACATCCATTAAAATAATTGATACCTCTACGTTTGCTACATTTGAGGTAAGGCTAACGTTATTTACTATAAGGTGGCATATTGGGTAAATGCTACTTTTATTTAAATCTACCTCTGTTATATCCCCTTGCGTAACAGTATTTATAAAAGGCTCTGCTATAGCCGCAGCCTGTAAATCATCTATTATTTTAAAATAATTATTCATAACGTTTTTATAAATATTGGAGTCTCGCTCTCGTTATTCTCAATTTTATAAGCACAAAACTTTTCCAGCCAATCTAAGGCCTCATCAAAATTTAACTCTGGTGCAGCCTTTATAACACAATCTAAAGCACGCCAAAAATCATATATAGCTACTTTAGGCTCACTTGCGCTTACACCTATTAGAGCCTCCTCAAAGCCATCAGATAAAATTATCTCCTCGTTATCAGCCAGTAACAAACGCTCGTATAACGAATCAATTAACTCTGTTTTTCCTTGCATTTTTTATCTTGTTTTGTTCTATTGTATTTTTTTGCTTCTCAAAATCTAAAAACGTTAAGCACTGGTTAAAATTTAATTTCTCTATCTCCTCAAACTTTGTTATATCTGCCCCACTAATTGCGTAAAAGGCTGAGTACCATCCAAAATTTTCGTTAAGGCTTCCCTCTGCGCTGGTGTCTGGTTCTCTTTGTTCTGATACAAATAAGTTTTGATGTGATTTATTAACTCCTCGTTTAAATTCTCCAAAAAAAAAAGAGCGCCTAAAGCCACATCTAAAGGCATATTTTTTAGGTTAACCTGTTTATCAGAGTTATAAGGCTGTATAGTATATTTACCATTACTGCTATCTTTTACCTCTCTAAACAGTATAGCCATAGCGCCATCCATTGTATCCCAGTCTCCCATTAACAAATCTAAATCCACAAACTCGCCAAAGCTCATATCATCCAGTTTAGGTATAAACCCATACTGTTTACCGTTATAATTAAACCTATCTATTAGCCTAGGCTTTTCCTCAAACATTTTATTAATTACAGCTACAACCTGCCTAATAGAGCTGTATTTATAATTACCTACCTCAGCCATATCTACACCACAAAATATCTCTATTGTTTTGCGCTGTATAAAATCACTATCTGAGTCACTTTCCATTACCTTATTAAATTTCTGGTACTGGCCTAGTGTTAACTCGTTTAGCTTATTTGGTACTTTTAAAGTCTGTGTTTTCATATTATATAGTAAAAACGTATTAAGGTTCTATAATCGGTCTAGCTTTTTAAATTATATGGTATTGGCCCTGGTTAGGGTTTTTAAGCTGGTAGCTAATACTATAGCGTATGGCATCGAGCGCATGATTAAATTTATCTATCGGCGTTTGGCTTTTTTTCTCTAGCCAGCTGTAATTATTAAGCTCTTTTATTAGGGGTGCGCTACCCTCCCCATCATCTATAATTAAATCGTAATCTAACAGCAAAGCAATACCGTAGGTAATACTGCCCTGGCCTTTTATGCTAGGCATTATATTACAGGTAGTTTTAAGTTCGTGTATAAGCCTTGGCTCGCTGCTATCGGCGATAATTAAGGATTGCCCAGCGTGTTTAGTATATAGCTCTCTAAGCTGTGAGGTAGTTAATGCTGGTAGGTAAAAACACAGCTTTAAATATATAAGCTTATTTACCTTATCTATAGAGGTTTGTACTAAAGTATTCTCATCATTAGAGAACCCAAAATCTGCACCGTACACACTTGGCCCTACCTCTTTAAATTTGCCTAGCCTCCAGTTAGTAAATATTACGCCCTCGGCTTTCTCTATCCAGTTACCCTCAATTACAGCTGAGTATCTTTCGGGCCGCCTTACCCTCATATCATTAATCTGTGCTATATAACTACTAGAGAGGTTTTTATAATTATCCTTATACGTAGTATGTATATACGTTACATCCCCCTTAGTTATGTTAGCACCAGCCTGTACAGCCTTTTCCTCGTAAAACCTTTTATATATAAAATGCTCTTTTGTGGAGGGGTTTAATAATAATATTACCCTGTTTTGTTTCTCTTTACTACGTACTGATAAATCTATTTTATCAAAACTCTCTTCATCTATCTCCTCTGCCTCCTCCATTACCCAGGTGGTAACGCCTTGTAGAGATTTAAGGTTTGCCGTTTGGTCTCCGCTTGAGGTTTTTATACCCCTAAATATAATTTTACTGCCGTTCTCCCTGTTCACTATCTCATCTCTTGTAATCTTAAAAAGGTGCTGTAGCTGTAGTAGCTCTAGCTTCTCTTTAAACTCTGGTATTATTGATACGCTGGCTGAGCGTAAAGTATAACGGGTAAATAAAATAGTATGCCCTGGCTCCTCATGTATTAGGGCCATTAAAAACATACCAGTAAAAAAGGATTTTCCAGAGCCTCGCCCACCTGTTAAAATAGTGTAGCGGCTATCATTCCAAAAGCTGCGGTATTTAGCGCTAAACTCTGGGTTATACCTCGCCTGTGTCATCTTTAAAATTAAACAGCTTTCTAAAATCTACTTTAGGCGCATCTGCGTTAACATCTAAAGTCTCTTTAGGTTGCCCATAAGCTGAGTCTAAAAACGCTTTAGAGGCTGCCACATCGCCCTGGCGTGCTTTTTTAAGTAATGCCAAGTATATTAAATCCTCTTGGTTTAGCTCCTCCTCTTTTTGAGTTATAGGGTTAACAGCATTTACATAAACGTTAAGCCATTTTCTAGCCGTTGTACTTCTATTACGTGCGCCTTTAGGCCTACCATTTGGGTTACCAGATTGCCCTTTTTTAAATTGGTGTTTCTTTATATCATCTTTT